TCCTTTAAGTCCGCGATTCTTTGCCTCAGTAGACGCAAGTGTTTCTACTGCTTCTTTAATAAATCTAGCAAAACTTTTCATTTATATGGTATTTTTAGTTATTTATTCACTAGAAACTGCTATAAAGTAATCTTAAATCATTAGCATCATCTAATGAAAAATTACTTCTCGCAACACCTTCACTTTTTAATGTTAATGTTGGTCTAAATGTTCCATTACTAACACTCGACTTTCCCCTAATTACCAAACTAGCAGAAGATGGAGCAAATCTTGGAATATCAATTGGAAGTTTTGAATTTAAACCCATTTTATCACTACCAAGAATATAAAATCCTTCATTTTTTATCTGTATATAATTAATACCCTTACTATTATAATAAAATATAATTTTAGAAACGATGTCTGGTCCAGATGCTATTGTTGTTTGTGGGAATGGATTTGAACTTCCAGTCTTTTCAGTTAAAAGTTTTTCATAATATAAAACTTTACCAAGACTATCATTATTAATAACATTTTGTAAATCAGTTGCAGTCAATTGATTATTTGGAAATCCCCAAGCTTGTTGTATTTTTCTATCTACATCATATTGCGAATAAAGATAATTATATAAACTAACTATTGATTGTGGTTCTGTTCCATCAAATTTTGGTGTCCAAGAAGTTCCATTAAAAGTTATTGCCTTCTGTCCAAAGTCAGCCTGTGTAGTTGTTTTTGCTTCAACCAAAAGTGTTTGTCCTGGATTATTAGCAGAAGGTATAGTTAGATCTGGACCACTTCCAAATCCAGCATTTTTTGGAATATTTTTAAAAACTGATTTTAATTTATTTCTAAGAGTAATCTCATATTGTTTTCCTGCTAGTGCTGGATTGGCCATATAAAAATCCCCCCTTTCTTGTATTTAGAAAGAGGGGATATATTTTTTACAAATTTTTTATCTTTTTCTTAACCGATTCTGGTGTTGCTTTTACACGATACTTAACTTCATCTCTTCTGGAAAGTTCTGTAAGAATTTCAGCAGAAATATCCCATAGTTCTGAAGAATGTCTATGATTATAAGGCCAAGATGTTTCAGTCATCAAATGTCTCCTACCTCACGATTTTCACTATAGTATGCGTCAAAAAATCCTTCGGGATAACGCTTCATTAGTTTATCGATATTAGTTTGAATAACTTCATCAAAAGAAACTTCAAGAGCAATACATGCCTGAGCAACATACCACAGAGTATCACCAAGTTCTTTAATTAAGTGAGCGTGGGTCTCAGCATTCCAAGGTTTTCCTTGGAATAGCATTTTCTTTACGATTTCCAAAAACTCTCCACCTTCGGCATTCATTCCAACACCAGCAGTCAAAAGTCGTTCAATATTAGCACCCTTCTCATCAAGTTCTACCATACGGTCAGAAAGAGCAAGAAAATCTTTGGATGCGTCGCTCGTAACGGCATCTACAAAGTTTTGATATTTACCAAAATCAATTCGTTGTGTCATATTATTTAAAATTTAAATCCAGAGAATTTGTCTGTTTTTTTGTCTTCTTCATAAGTATACTCTTCATCTTGTCCAGAGTCAAGTATTTTTATGATCCATCCTTTATAAGTTTTTCTTTCCCCTTTTAAAATTCTAGTAAAATAACTTTGAGATAAATTATTTTCTTTACAAAATTTTGAAAGGTTTTTAATTATTAAAATAGTCCCGTCTTTATTTTTCAGTTCATATGTATTTTTGCAATGAGACTTTGAAATTTTTTCTTTACAACTTTTGGTTAAGTTTTTTCCAGTTCTATATGCAATCATTTTATTGACTGTTTCTTTTGAAAGAACTTTTCCTTTATGTGCTTTGCTTATTTTTTGTTTATGCTCTTCACTTAAAGTTTTACCAAGAAGTTTTTGTCTTCTTTTTTCTATGGAAATTTGTGATTGTTTAAATCCTCTTGAACACTTACCACCTTCTTTTATATTAAATCCATCATTTACAGTATCATAATATTGAATCCAATATTTTTCCCTTTCATCTAATAGATTTGTATCTTCAACTTCTTCAACTATACCATAAACAAAATTATATTTACTGTATTTTTGTATTGCTCTACTAATTTTAGTTTCATTAATTGTTCTAAAATGACGAAAAACTCTTCTCTGTAATTTTTCTACAGTTTGTCCTATGTATTTTTTACCAGTAGTTAAATTATGAATACAGTAAATAATTCCCATTAGAATTTAAATCCAGAAAATTTATTAGTTTTTGATTCACTATTTCTTTCTGGTGATTCGTATTCCTCATCGTTGCCAGAATTAATAATATCCTTTTGAGCAGATTGTTCACAATCATAGAGACGCATTTTTTCTCTATCAATTCCAAGAACAAACCTCTTATATTTATCAGTTGAAGAATATCGGTTCTTCAATTGTTTTACCATAATCTGTCCTAGTCCTTCTAACTCTTCTGTGCTAATAAGGGCAAACATAAGATCAGCAGTAGCAGGAAGACCAAAGGATTCACTAGTATCAGTAAGGTCAGGATCAGAGCTAGAAAAACCACTACGAGTAGTCTGGGTAGCGGAAACAATTGGAACATTTGCTTCAACCGCAAGACCACGAAGTTCTTCTGCAATTGCTTTAACATAAGAGTAAGAATTGACTGAAAAATTACTCTTATACCTTGAGGACCCACAAATATTAAGGTAGTCAATGAAAATAATATCAGGTTTAAATGATTTCTTAAGAGAGAGTTCATTTAGAAGTGCCCTAAAGTGTCCTGCGTGTGCGGAAGCAGTTGGATACTCTTTGATAATCAAAGTTCCTTGTGTCTTCTTCGCAATATTATTTACTTTCGTATCAAACATCATTTTTGGTAATGTTTCAATATCTTTGATATTTACATTTAAAAGATTTGCGTCAATTCGTTCAGCAATTTTCTCCTCTGCCATTTCAAGCGTAATGTAGAGAACATTCCTTCCTTGGAGAAGAACTGATGCTGCTACGTGACACATAAACAAACTTTTCCCAACTCCAGTTCCAGCTAAGGCAATATTGAGGGTCTTATTAGGAATACCCCCTTTGGTAATCTTATTAAAATATTCCAAATCAAATGGGATTTTGTCTTCTTTTCTATGATAAGATTCATATCGTTCTTGGTAATCTTTTAGGTAATCGTGTCCAATGTGGCTATCAAATCCAATAGCAAGTGCTTCTTGTAAAATTGCTGGAATAGAATCTCTTGACTTCTTTTCATCTTGTCCGTCAGCAATTTTAATGCTTTCCATAAGAGCAAGATAAATTGCTCGGTCTTTACACCACTTTTCAGTAGTATCTACTAACCATTGCTTATCTGCTGGGGCATCATCAAGATTAGAAATATAATCACAAATAATTTTGTAAGTATCTTCTGTAATATCAGTTCTCTTTTCTGTTTCAATTAAAAGAACTTCCTTTGTTGCTAGTTGTTCGTAAGCAACAATAAATTTACAAATCTCTTCAAAAACTACTTTCTCGTGAAGGTTTTCAAAATATTCATTTTTAATAAAAGGTAATACTTTTCTACAATAATCATTATTGAAAAGTAAATTACGAAGAATTGTAGTTTCGACTTTTTCCATTACTCCTCTAACTATGGATTTCGTTTGTGATGTGGAGCATCGAACACAAAAGTAATTCTAACTTCATCACCAATATTTTCAGCACTATGGGGAAGTTTATTGTTAAACCAAAAGAATGTTCCAGGTTCAACAATCATCGTTTCATCCCCAACAGTATACTTGTATTTTCCTTGAATGGAAAGATGGTATCTATCTTTTGTAAGATAATAAGTTCCCTCATCAATATGAGTTCCAACAATTTCACCAACAGGTAAAGCAAGGAAAGCACAACGACGTATTTTCTTAAAATATGTCTTTAAAAATTTAAACACTTCTGTGTGCTTTTCATATGCAGGTGTTTGAATACAAATTTCAGTATCACCAACATACTGTCCTTCATTTTCTATTCCACCCATTATCAATTGAAGAACATCAACAGTAACAGTATATTTTGTTGGGTCAAGTTGTTCTATTTTTTTATCTTTAATATTCTTTTGAGAACCCCAATCTTCTGGATATTGTTTTATTTGTTCTAATATTTTAGATACATCAATTCCAGTTTTTATAACTCGAATATTTTTCATTTATAATGAAGATAAGT